AGTCTGTGCCAAGTTGATAAGACTTGATAAGCTCATCAAGGGTTACCTCACGTTCTTCACCGGCTGCTTTCACCCGGAACTTTTGAGGCTCCTCTTGCTCATCCTGCTCATCTTCTTGTTCTACCTCCGACTCGTCCTAAGACTCCTCGGATTCGGCTTCGCTATCGTTGGCCTCTGCTTGCAGTTCTGGTTGTTCCTGTTCGGAGCCTTCTTCTGCACCCATCAGACCCAAGATAGCGTCGGCTGCACTACCTACATTTAACTCTGGACTACCGGAATCCGGTGTCGTTCCTTGAGTATCGCTCATTTTTTCTTTCCTAAATTATATCGGGAACCGCCCGAAACGGGTTACAAAATCTTTAATCTTTTCTCCTCGATGAGCTTGTTCGCTGCAAGCCCTTCTAAGTAAGTCTCAACTAATTCTAATGTCCTTAACCGCATATAAGCAGTCTCTCTAGCCTGAAGATCAGAGTAATCGCTAGTTGCGAACTTATTAAGTTCAGCAGTCCTAAGATCAGTCATCATTTCCTGAAAGAACTCATCTCTCAGTAGATTCTCAGCCCATTGAACTTTGTTCATTAGAACTGCCTTTGATAAAACAAATTGATAATATCGCCTATCGTTGGCTGTTTTTGGTACGACGCTCCAAACGTATTCGGCCCTGTTGTGTATGCAGCATCAATACCACGCAACCCTATATCTTGACCTTTGATTGTGCCTTGTGGGGTCGCAACTTTATATTTACTCCCGCCACCTAAAAGACCAACAGATAATTCAGCATCCGATAATGGAAATGCGTAACCAATACGACCACTACCAAAAGCAACATCAGTTCCATTCCGCGCCTCTGTTGTAAGATTGCCACTTAATTGCAATCTTTGCAATAAGTCTTGCCAATAGCTAGGCGGCACATTGGTATCTAAAAATCCGGGTAAGTTGTATTGATCCATTATGAAGTCAAACTCCCTAGCTCTTTAATTGCCTTCAAAACAATATCAGCCTGTTTCTGCCGAGTAGTCTCGTCAGCCAAGTCCATAGCTAGAATAGCTTGCAATTGCTTAACTGCCAACTCAGCCTCACGAATCTTCATATCGGCTTCTTGCTGGCGCGTTTTCATCGCCATCTCAAGACCCTTACGAGTAAACTCAGCCTCTAACGACTGACGCTCTAGCTGCAACTTAGCAGCCTCAATCTCTGCCTTAGCCTGTGTCTTTTCTCGCTCTACCTCAGCAAATATCTTAGTAGCCTCTGCTTGCTGATCTGGTGCTGGAGGCTGTGGCTGAGATAACTGAGCATTTAACTCTGGTGGAATCTCGTTAAGGAAAGCATTAGCGTCCTTGAAACCTGCCGATTCAATCAGTCTTGCCAATGTATCCCGATACTGAGCCACGCTAACCAACGGATTACTAGGGCCAAACTGAGTCAGAATCTGCTCTTGCTTGGCTAGAATCATTTGCAACATCGCTAACTTCTGCTCACGGTCACCTGAACCCAACCCGACGTTAATCGCTACGTCGTACTCGTTCGTCCAAGTCCGAGGATCAAACGTCACAAACTTGCCACGCATACGGATAATCTTTGCCTGATCCTGATACTTGCCTAGCAAGTGCAGAATCCCCTTAAACAACGATTTAACGCCTGTCTCAGCAAAGATTCGTGCTATCAACTCCAGCTTGCCAGAGTTCGACTTCATCATCGCGGCAATTGCTGTAGCGGAGACATTGTTCAGCACATCTGGATCAAGACCCTGTTGCTGATCGCTAACACCAGTACGTTTAGCCTGAACCCCATCCATGTACTCAAGCAATGGGAAAGCCTGAGCCGTTACCGCAGGAACCTCTAGCGGCATGACAGCACCAGCAGACTTAACCCTGACAATACCGCCCGGAGTTGCATTAAGAGCATCGTCTAGGTTTACTTGACCGTCAACGATAGCAACACGCGCATTATTCGTTAGGTACAGGTTATCCAGCATCTGTCTCGTTACCGTAGACTTAATTAGCTGGATGTCCATTGTTCGGTCTGCCAACGACTGACCAAAGAACTTATGCGGAATCGGGATAGGACAGAGGCTGTGGAATGGAACTAGGTCACATTCCTCATCATCTAGTATTTCGTTGCCAGAATAGGTAATCTTCCGCAGTTCAGCGATACCATCGCCATTAGCGTCAATGCGGATATAGCACTCGAATACCTCAACCACCTGCATCGTTGGGTCAAGGCTAATGTTCTCGTCCGGCTGCTCACCCTGACTGAATCGGGCAATACGTTCAGTCGTGTACTGAAGATCATCGTAAGACGGTAAGCCCTCGATAATGTCCTTGTCAAAGCCCATAGCCGCTAGTTCGCTACGAGTCATCAGCTTACGATGAGCTACGAACGGGCTATCCTCAATGGTTCTAGCAGACTTGCTAATCAGGAATTCTTCAGGCGGTACGTTCTCAATCTTGACGCAACCATATTTCTTGACCTTCTTGACCTTGACTGAATACAACGGAATCTGAATCGGCATCCCCATCGGGTCAACGCCACCATCCATGTACTCGACGTTCTGGCTAGTCACCTCAATGGCAGGATCAGATAGCAGCATGGCTAACTCATCCTCGGTCAGGTTCTTGTAGCTTTCCTTGTTGACATCTTCCTTGGCATCCCAATATGCCTTGACCACGCCAACCTTCATCATTAGCGCGTCTTTGAACCAGTTATGAAGGATGATTAGCCCATCGTTCTCACGATAAAAGACCCAATTACAATAGTCTGTAGCTTGTTTAGCGGATTGCTCGTCCTCTGGAGTCTGAGGCTCGAAACTAACAATATCCTCGGTAGTCGTAAAGACCCGGATAAGTTGAGGCAAAGCACCATCAATAGCCTCTGCTACCTCGCCAGTTACGATCTGGCTACGACCTTCTACCTCGTTGCCATAGGGATAACGTAGGTAATACTCCAACGCTTTAGCACGTTGGTCGGTAGTCTCAGTATCGACATAGCCGATAGCATTGTCGATTTCATTCTCGATAATGCCTTTAATTTGACCTTCATCCATCTTCATAGCAAACCCCTATGTTTTGCTAATTATACAATCCATTTGGTTGAAATTGGCAATGATGACTGCCATGAGGAATCAGTCTCGTCAAGACCTATGGCTAGGTATCTAAAAGCGTCTGAGTAGTGGCTAGACCAGTCATGCAACGGCTTCTCATAGAATATCTGCCTACGTTCGTCATGTTCCCTGCGGTAGTTCCTCAGCGCATTGAGTCCGTTCTTGGTTCTGGTATGGAACCAGCATCTCGGCAACATCCGTCGCACAGCCTGTATTCCGTCGGCAACGCTAAGTCTCGGAGCGACTGTGATGCTAAGACCCGCTTCCTCCAGCACCTCTTTACGGCTCTTTCCGGTTCCAAGCTCTCGTACTTGCACGTCATGTGGAAGGATTTGGTCGAACTTTTCATAGCCGTTATCCCTTAGCCAACCTACATACCAGTCCAAGCCTACGCCATGATTCTCGATGCAGTCAATAAGCCGGACTTCTTTCCCTGCCAGTTGAGCAACCCATATCGCAGTCGAATCACCCATGCCCAAATCCCAAGCAGCGTAAGAACGGCACAGACTGTCATTAGGAAAGTCGCTAATACGACCATTGCCCTCAAGATCGTTAATGAGCTTGCCATAGTAAGACCCCTCAACGGCTGCGTTAAAGGAACATTCGAACTCTTGGTTATACCTGTCCTCGCCCATCTCTCGATAGGCTGCTTTGAGTTCCTCGTTAGGCAATACGCTTGTTTGACTGGCCTTGAACTCGAGGAACTTCCAGCCTCCCTCGGTCTTAGCTCTATCCGCTAGTTCAGCGAAATGGTTATTACCTTTAGGAGTGCCAATGAAACAAGCCCACCCAAGACGGTCGGCAAGAGCAGGTCGGATGATTTCGTTCCAAATACGTGGGTTCTGATCGCCAACTTCGTCGATAACCACGCCATCAAAATACTGGCCCCTAAGACTGTCAGGATTATCAGACCCGTATAGACTAACCCTACGCCCATAAAAATCAGCACGTAACTCAGAGACATTGTAGGTAGCTCCTAGCGGTCTGGTGTACTTCTGTAGGTAATCCCACGCTACTCGCTTGGCTTGCCCGTAGGTAGGCGCAATGTAGGCAAATCTCGGCTCTGGCTTGTCGCACTCGATAGCGGACTTGATAAGGTGGTTGATTGCTGAGACTGTTTTACCAAATCTCCGATGAGCCACTACGACTGTGAATCTATATGCCTCAATAGCATCATGGATTTCTAGCTGGAGTGGTCGGGGTTCGTAGTCAATTATAATTTCTGCCAATTTTCCCCCGCCCATATCTGGTAAATAGCAGACTTACTGACTCCAAACTTTCTAGCCAGAATTGTTCCAGTACCCTTCTTGCCGCCTTTATTGGCTCGAATCTCTAAGACTTGTTCTGCCTTAAGTTTTGCCCATTTAGCATTTTCACAGGAGTTATCAGGCAACTTTAGTCTGCCCATCCTGATCGTATCTGCTGAGTTTTCTTTTGCAGTTCCCGGCTCAAGATGCCAAGGATTTACGCAGTTAGTATTCCCGCACTTATGCAAGATGGACTTGCCTTCAGGAATATCGCCTCGATACAGCTTGTAAGCTAGTCTGTGCGCTCTTTCATTACCAGAGCCTCTCACGCCACGACCAATGACTCCGTATCCTCTTTCATGAGTCGCGCCCATCCAGACCCAACAATCCATAAATGGGATTCGTTCGACCTTAGCTTCAAACCTATCGGCTAGGGTCATCATGCAGTCTTTTGATACCCACAGTTCAGACATTTGCTATTGACCAGAAATGCGCTGCACATAGGGCAGTTAGTCGGCTTGTAACTCATTTCTTTCCACCCCACTTGATAACCATCTCCTGAGCTTCCCCATCCTTGCCTGTCACCTCTGTCCTAGCCAGCTTAGGTATATGGTACTCGCTCATCTTCAGCATAATGTCTAATGCCTTATGAGGATCAGGCTTTATGCCTAACACTTCATCGCCCTCTGCAACTCTTTGAAGCCATCGCTCCATATAAGGAACATTGCGCTCTAGTAATTGAGCAATAGCGTTCCTTACTGTGACCGTAGACTTGTTTGGTATTCCTTTAGGTCTGCCCGGCCCTGCTAGTCCTTCTCCGATTTTAGGCGTTTCTTTATCTATATTTGTTTCCATAGTTGCAATACCTCTCGGTGTCTTGCTAGTTCAATAATCCCGGTATTTCTACTAAAACTTGCCTACCTTGACCTTCTGGCATATTCCTGCGTCCATAGGCTCTAAGTATTCTGCCTTTGCTTATGTCTTTACCAATATACTCGCCTGACTCATCATCTTTGTATGCTGGCACATCATTGAAATCATAATTATCAATAACGAAAACTCTTTGCATCTCTGGTACTACCTGATACCTAAACTGACCAAGCGTTGTACGGATGTTTTCGTAAGGATTCTTTTCTCCAGCCTTTATTCCAGCATTTACGGTTAGTTGCTCCTTTGGAACAAACTTTTCGTAATCCTTGTACGTTATGTAACCTCTCGTAGCATTAGGATCAGCAGCTTGCTTTGCTTTGATAATTTCCATGATGTTTGCAAGCTCTTTCGGCGTAAAGTCCTTTTCCGTAATCTTAGACTTATTGTTATCTAAGAAAGTATTTAGGTACACACGCTGCGAGGATGGCATTTGCTGACGATCATTAATCATATCGTAGCCCATCAATGAGGCTTTGACTGCGGCATCAGATAGCAAACCACTAATTTTTGACAGCAATCCGTCAGCCATAAATAGCCTCGTACATATCAGGACGGTTCTCTTTTATCCACGCCCTAGGTTCCTCATGGCATTTCTCGTAATCCATCCCTACTGTTTGACTTCCAGCATGATGAACATACGCCCTGCTTACGAAATGCCTAAATCCCGCTTTTTGCAGGTCATGGCAAATTATATTATCTGAATACCAATTAGTGCTAGGAAACTTTGCTGTACCCCAAGCTTCTCTCGTTATGGTGGCAAATATGGGTGCTATTACCTGAGTTTCTTTGATGAAATTCTCATGGCTCCATCTCACCCCATCTCTACCGCCACCTTCAAACCTAATATTCTGATCTGGCAACACATAGTCGCTTCTTGCACCGAGGAAACCTATCTTCTGCCCGTTTCCCTCAAGAATCTGCTTATCTTCTCGTAATAGTGCTAGTGTACTTGGATTAATGACAACATCATCGTTAGCCACAATCAATGAATCAAACGGTATCCGTCCAAAAACATCGGTGATGGCCTCATTATATGACTCGCCAAAATTTCTACCAGTATTGGATCGGATGACTGCATTGGGCAAGATTCGCTTGAATCTCTCTCCTCGGCTAATGTCAACGCTATAAATGTAAACGGGTAATGATGGTGCATATACCTTGATGCTTTCTAGCAATACGCTAATGCCGGGATTACTCACCGTACAAATGACTATGGCTTGCATAAGCCCCAAAAATATAAGTCTGCTGGACTAGAGTTACTGCTGAACTCGTAATGTAGAAACTTGTCCATATCGCAGTTTTCTAAGAAATCCTGCTCCGTTAGGTTCCTGTAGTAATCCCCACAATACGGCGCATCTTCTGGGCTTGTTCGCCTCGTTCCATGCTCAGGTCTGCCAGTCGTAGCACAGGTCATGATGACGATGCCTGAAGCCATCCGAACCATGTTCTCGAATGTCTTTACCCACTCAGGATTATGCTCGAAACACTCACAGGATATTGCAACATTGAAACTCTTGTCAGGAAAATCTAGTTCCTCTCCCTTAGCGACAAGATCAACGCCCTTACCCTCGCCTAAATCAACCCCCAAATACTCACAATCCTCAAAGAATTGCCTTACTGAACCGTTAATGTCCAGACTACCAATCTCGATTACTTTCTTGCCGGAAAAGAATTGCGGGAAGCGACGCTTAACCATCGCTACAAAGTCTAGCTGGCTCTGGTGGCTCACTTTTTATTTCGTGCGGAAATGGCTTTAGCCTTGGCTTTAGCATCAGCCTTAGAACTAGCTCCCCATGCTTTTAGGCTTAGGAGTAACCGAGTAGGCTCACCGTTAGGTTTGCGCTCTGGCCCCGGCATATTGCCCATTCTGGCTAGGAAACTAGCGCGTCTAGGGTTATCTCCTGACTTTACAGGAGCCTTTAGGTCAGAACCGGGGTTAGCAGCTTCGTAGGACGCTCTACCCTTAGCGTTTAAGCCGCCTTTAGGGTTTTTACCCTCAGTCCTCGTCCATGCCGGAGTTTTCTTCATCGTCCATTTCTCCGTATTCGTTTTCAGCTTCCATCTTAGCCATCTTTAGCATGGTCTTTTCACGGTTTGACATCTTTTCCGTTACAGGGCCACCAACTAGCCAAGCCGAACAAGTCCTATCTGCTGCACATTTAAACTCGAATAGCTCACAATAACCCAAATCAGCCGAATCTACGACCTCATTAGCATAAGTCTCAGCGTCAGATTCCTCGCCCTGAATACCCTTGATAATGCACTCCATCATCTCAGGAGTCTGGATAAATGCAGAACAGTTGCCACAATGCATCGTCTGAGCATTTTTAGGAGTCGTATTCCACTCCTCGGCTCGTTTATCCCAAAAATCCTCTGGTTCTTCAGGATTTGCTGGCCCATAACCTACGTTTTTAAAAGCCCAATCACGCTTTTTCAGGTTGTATTGAATGTCGTAGGTGGCTTTAGGGCAGTTTTTCATTTCTTCCTCGCGGCTCTCATATTGTCCACCATATTCGGATATGGCCTACCAGCTTCCTTAGCCATACGTTTAGCAGATGCTTTCTGAGCCGGACTTAGTTTCTTAGGCTTTCCAACGTCTTTGGGTCTAGCCTTATCCCATATAGGTTTGGCTTTCATTTCTTACCCTTTTTAGCCATCTTTGCCTCGCTAAGAGCAATGGCAATAGCCTGTTTAGGGTTTTTTACTACTGGCCCACCCTTGCCAGAATGGAGAGTACCTTCTTTGTACTCACCCATTACCTTACCAACCTTTTTCTGAGCCTTGGTCATCTTTTTCATTTAGCAACTCCGCTAGTTCGTCCTGAAGATCTGCCTCAGTCACACCATATCGACGCTCGAAAGCCTTACGACCAAGCCCGTGATAGCCAGTATTACCCCTGTGATGCTCAGGACATAGTGGCAGAACATTGTCGTGAGAGTTCCGAACTCCCATCCCTAGCCCCATACCTCGAACATGGTGAATCTCTGCCGGAGTGCCGGGATAACCATTTTTATAACAGATAATGCAGCCTATGTCAGCCACTTTAGCTAGGTATTTGGCTTCGCTTTTTTTCATCTATTCGCTTGGCTCTTTCTGGATCGTAATCGGCAAATCCATCAACATCCCCACATTCAGGACATTCTGTCAGATAGTCCTCTGAGAATACACATCTGCCCTTTGGAATCTCATCCCAATAGTCCACAAACCCACAAGCACAGCATTGAGCTAAATTGGAATCATCTATCTGGTTCATATCATCCTCATAGTTTTGACAAAAAATTAGCAAAACCTATCTCATCGTAATCATCTATTTTCTTTAAATTTCTTATCAACTCAGGAACTAAAGTTCCAAATTTAGTAGGGTAAGGATTTGGAATTACAACCTGCATCACACGGAATGTTGCTTTTGAATAACTCTCACGATCTTCTGGATTTTGGTCACTAATCGCTACTATGTATCCAGCTACATTTAAATTTTTTGCAACAGTAGCGAGAAGTTCTATCTGGAAACCATTATTTAGCTGATGAACTGAATTCACAGCATCATCTAAAGTTTTGCCATATAAGGCTCTGCGACATTCGATAACAGCTACAGGCTTGCCCTTGCGCCACTCAACCCAATCAACATCAGCACAATAATGATTTGTCGCTTTTACAATGTTTGGGTAGCGACTTCTCCTCCAATCAGAGTATTTTTCATCATAGCCGTGACCCTGTTTTCTATGAATTACCCTGTCATTCAATTCTTATCCCCTATTGAGTATTCCGGTCTAATGCCCTATTACTGGCTTCCTGAGTGCGGTAAATGTCTATCCTTGCCTGTGCAGCAGTTAGCATCCATTTAAGCCTTTCAGCCTCAACTACAGCCTTTTCTAAGTCCTTCAAAAGTTTTACATATTCAGGATGACTGTAGGCATAGTTTTCCTTATCAGCAACAGTATTCCCTATAGCACTTGCAAAGAGAATCGCCTTCTTAGACTTCCTGAATTCGGTTAAATAAGTAACCTCAGCCTTGGCTATAGCATAGGCTCTTGAGTGCCTAATCATGTAATCAATTGCTTCGTGAGGATCGATTGAGTTCATATTTACCCTAGTAAATTTTTATCTATCATCGTCAATATAATTCCATATCGCAACATAAATATTTCTATTAAGAATCATTCCTCAATAGTTTCATTACAAGCAAGTTTTACAGCCTTAATTGCAGCCTGTGGGTTACTCACTACCGCTACTTGACCACGCCACATCTTGTGCCATACCTCCTGATCCGCTGTCAGCTTGGCTTTCTCGTCTTTCTTTATTTCTAACAAAATGTTTCTACCTCGATAACCGACCAAAATATCAGGACACCCATGATGAACGCTATGCAGGTGTAGTACCTCCATCCCTAACCTGCGGAGTTCTCGGACTATCTGCGTCTGGTTTGTGTCCACGCGCTTAAAGACCACGCCAATCTCCTTTCTTGCCTCGGTTCCCTAAACCCCATTGCTGTTTACAGTCAGCCTCTAGCTGGTCAGCCACTTGATGCCCACGTTTCTGCCTTACAACACTCAGATAACGTAACGCTGAATCCCTGTCTGCTGCTCTCCATGCTAGTACCTGCCTAACCTCGCATCTATGACGTTCTTGCTCAGAGTTATTCATAAAACATTAGCAAATTTTGTTTTGATGCTTTTTCTTTTATTTCATATTTTGCTGAATCACCTTTTGGGTATTCTTGTATTTCATATTTAATATTTTTCAAAAGTTTAGCTTTTTGATATTTGCTACCGGTTATGTAAATATACCTATGTTTTCTTGGTCTATCTTTTAAGTAAAAATCATCACCAAATTTTTGCCGCATATAGTCACTTCTTGATAAATTGCTATCTATATTTCTACTCATGTCTGAAATTGTTTGCCCATGCAAATGCTCCATTCCTTTTATTTTCCAATCAGTCCTTTTGGCAGACAATCCTGTATAAACAAAATTACAGGCTTGATATATGTATCCAATATGTCCTTGATTAGTATCTGCATAACTAACAATAATTGATGGCTTTGGAAGATGCTTCATACTATTTGCCACTAAATAACTTGCGCCATTTTTTATATAACTATCAAAACATAACCTATTTAACTCTAAAACATATTGGCTATTTTCTTCTCCGCAAATACCATTTCTTAAAGTTGCAGATGATGGTGTTCCATAAGTAACTATTCCAACTAGCGAACCGTCAACATATAAACCAAAAGCATAAGTAATTGATGGAATCCTTTTGGCATAATGTATTTTTTTTAACCATTGATAAGTTTCTTCTGGCTTTATTCTTAGAATAGTAAAATTATTAGCCATGAAACCCACCACGGTTATCAAAGTCCATAGGTCTTGATCCTGCCGATTCCACAAACTGCTGGCTAGGTGCGTGATACCAGAGTTGATACCACTCCTGAGCCTCACCATTTCTTTGTTTTTCGTTCATTAGGAACGTATCGCCTTGGCTCTCATCTATCTGCTCACCACGATTTCGCTGGTTTTCCTTCTTCTTGTTGCGCCACACAAGAAAGACGTTATCCACCTGATCGCTAATGGAACCAGAGCCTTTTAGGTCGTTCTTGTTCGGTGTTACCTCATCACTCGCCTGTTTCCGAATATGGTGGACTAGGTGGATGTGTACGTTATGGTCACGAGCCAATGCTGTTAGCTCATCAATAAAGTTCTTCTGACCATTAAAATCATCCTCGTTCTTTACCGTTTTCATTAGCGAATCGATAAAGATATGCTGTACGCCTAGTTCCATCGCGCAATATCTGGACATTGCTATAACCTTGTCAGGGCTAGTTGTTCCCTGCTGGTCGTATAAATATAAGGAATCAGCCGTATATTTCTCTAATCTTCCTAGAAGTTTAGTGATATAGCCCTCACGATCTGACGTTAGCGGATCATCCACATACTCACCTGCAAACTGCCGCAGCATCCTCTCTAGCGTTTTCTGTGGCTTCATCTCGAAAGACGCTATACAGACCTTCTGACCCTGCTTCACTAGATGCAGCGCGATTTGTCCAGTTAATAACGACTTTCCACCACCGTTAGAACCTGCATAAACCGTCACTTCTCCCGGTCTAAACGCAAAAGAATTATGCGTATTAGTCCAAGGCAATAGTATTTTTGCATCTCTGTTAGTGCTGAGATAGCTTTCCTTTATTGCATCTAAGAAATCCCTAGCCTGTTTTACCTTTAGCGTTACATCGTTGGCATGAAGATATTTCTCTACGTCAATGCTATCCGACTTGATAACCCTCAGTCTCCTCGCCTCGTCTAGCTGCTCTGCTCGTTGCTCCAGACTCATCCTGTCTCCCTTGTTGATAAAGTTTATTTAAGGCAAATACGCTACCTACCCAAAACCCCGGTGTTACCTCGCTAAAGCCTAACTCAACTAACTTCGATTCCGTCATAAATATCCGATCGCTTCGTTAATTCGTATAAAAGCCGTTTTAAGCCGTTTTTTATCGGTGTCTGATACCTGCCTACCTTCGGACAAATCAAACGCCACTATGGACGTAATAAGTGCCTCAAATTGGATTATTTTCATTAGGTCTGTTGCATAAAAAGGACGCTTGACAGGTTTGTTACCGTTATGCGGTGTAAAAGATTGGTCTTTAGGAAACAGATCGGTTAAATCCATGCCTACTGCGCTAACGACCTCGTAAGCCGAACATCCAGCAAAGCACTTCAGCAGAATCCTGCCATCGTCAGTTTCGGTAATCGCTAAGGATGGACGTTTATCCTCATGCGCTGGACAACAAGCTATCCAATGACCGCGCTTACCTTGAACCTTGTCGAGCTTGTTTAGAAAATTGCCAATCATAGAATTCTCCTTCCGAAAGGAAATGCCGTTGTACTGGCAACCTTGACCTCATCTTCCCAACGCCGAGCGTTAAGCCAAGACGCTGGATGAGGAATGAATTGTTCTTCTTTAGCGGAAAGATTCTGCTGAGAAACTGCTGAGATTATTTTTTTCGTTAGGTCATCATCAGGTTTAAGTTTTAGCCAAGCCTTGAGAGCATTAGGCTTTGATACCTTACGAGGATAGTGTTTCCAAAAAGTATCAAATCGATCAATATATTCTTTATTAACTTGGTTATTGGTTATTGGTTTATGGTTAGCATCGATTTTCGTTGCTTTCGCATTGCTATCGCTATGCGTTCGCATTGCGTTCGCATTATTCCATCGTGCGTTCGCAGATTCTCTAGCCTTTTGACCTTTGTTTTTGTATTCCAATAATTCAGTATCACAGCGTTTCTGACGGTAAACATTTCCGTCTAACGTAAAGAAAGCGTCGAGCAATAATTGAACTGTATCGACGTTTGAGCCGATCTTAAAAGCCAGTAACTTAGCGTCTGCTGGTAACGGCAATTCTGTGTCGTAATATATCCACAGCAGCTTTAAATAAGCCATTGCGTCGGTATCGGATAAGGAAGCGGTATCCCGCCGAAAGTCACCTATATGGTGCTTGTAGTAATGCATATTGACCTCTCATCAGAAGGCTCATCACGAATTGGGTGGGATTTGGCAGGACGGTGATGAATCGTCTTTTCGAGAGCTACTCTAGCCATTCCCATAGACTATACCTTTACGTTTCTAATGATGCAAGTCCTACAGACCTCGCTATCCTTGAATTGCGCTATTGATCTTGTCTTTTTGCAAACAGGGCATAGACGGGTACTAAAGTTATAGATCGTTCCCGTTCCAAGTGTGCCGGACTTTCGACGTAAGGGTTTTGAATGTTCGGTTTCCAATAGGTTGCCCTCTAGGTGAGACTTTAGGTAAAAATCGTGGTGTTTCTTGCTTAGGTTGCTGTTTTGGTAACGTCTTTTTCTTAACCATGATTGTGCCAGAAGTGCTAAGGTTTCGTTATAGAATGTTTCTATTGAGATACAGTTCTCTATAGAAATGTTTTTGTTTAGAAATACGTTATATTCCTTTACTATTCTTGTGCGGTAACTAACTAGGAGATTAGATGATGTTTGACGATAAACAAGAGCTAGAGCAGTTCCTCATTGGTACGCTACAAGATGCGTTTCCGGGTGACTTAACTGCGATGTACAAGGATACACAAAATCAATCGCGTGAGGAACGGTTAGAGGAAGAACTTTGCCTACTACTGGAGACTTGCGCTGTATTCCAAACTGACGCTATCAAGCTGCAAGCAGCAGTTCGCAGACACTTAGTAGGTATCGTTAATCGAATAGTCAAAGATTCAGACCTGCCAGATTACGTCGAGACTAAAGCAGATCGTGATAGAGATCATGGTGACTGGCTTTATCAAGAAATGAAAGATCGTGAAGCGGAGGGAAGATGAACCCATCACGCACAGAAATCGATAACTGGCAGTTAGCCGAAATAGTCTATGCACTACGTTTACTCATTGACCGTATGGAGCGTAGAGCAGCATCGGACTACGAAAAACAAATCGTTTACATGGCTTATCGTGCGTTAGAGAATACACCTCACGCCGTACAGCAGATTGTGGACGAACTCGAAAGGGGAAACTTATGAGAAAACTCTTTAATCCTGACGATAAGTTAGCAGACTTCATAGACCGTCATGCTGGTATAGTGATTGCTGCACTATTACTCGTAGCGTTACTAATGGACAGCTTTCTATGAAAAAAACTTTTCCATCAATCCTAGATAAAGACTTTAAGTATGTTCCAAGTGGCAAGACGAACATTCGCAAGACTTTCGACCGTATTAAGAAAGAGCAAAAGGAGGCTGCAACGATACAAACTACTACGCAAACACAACCTATCAATATCTTCATCACTAGGAAAATCGCTAAAGGATAAATAATATGACCTCGATGAATGTTTACCAGAAACTACAGTTAGCGCGTGTAAAGTTGCAAAACGTCGAGCTAAAGAAATCTGGTCACAATAAATTTGCTGGATATAAATACTTTGAGTTATCTGACTTCTTGCCTACTGTAAACAATATCTTTGCTGAAATCGGCTTGTCACATACGCTAGAGTTTACTGATACGTTAGCCACTATGCAGGTTATCGACGTTGAGAAAGGTGGAATAGCCAAGTTCACTTGTCCTATGGCTAGTGCTGAACTCAAAGGCTGTCATCCAGTACAGAACCTCGGAGCATCGATAACGTACATCACTCGCTATCTGCTGGTCATGGCTCTAGCTATCTGTGAACACGATGCCCTAGACGCTACGACTGGTGCTGATGAACCTCGTTCTGCTAAACCTATTACCAAGTCGGTATTCGATACGCTAGACGAACAATCTCAGAACGAGATTAAGAGTTATGCAGCCGACATCATCATGATGATTCATAAGGATCGAGTCGGAGAAGCAGTCGCGTACATCAATAGTCTGGAGCTAGATGCAGACTGGAAAACAGCTCTCTGGTCACAGTTAGATAGCAAGCAACGATCAGCCATTAAGAAATTTGCTCAAGGATAATCATGGAATACGACAATACAAATCGCGGCACGTTAGGCAAGAACCATAACAAGAAGGGTGACAGTCATCCTGATTACTCAGGTCAACTTAACGTCGATGGTGTTGATTACTGGCTTTCAGGATGGTTAAAAGAGTCTAAGAAAGACGGTAGCAAGTTCTTTAGCCTAGCAGTTAAGCCTAAAGATTCTAAGCCCTCTAAAGCCCGTAAGAAGGTTGAGGATTTTCCTGATGATGATCTGAGTGATACGCCATTTTAGGAGGAACCATGAAATACCTAATCGCACTCTGGCTTGCCGTTACAGCACCTATGGTATGGGCTAGCTGCACTACACATAGCTATTACTATAACGGTCAGTATGTAACCTGCACGACCTGTTGCTATGGTGGAAACTGCAATACCAGTTGTTTCTAAGTTATGGGGGAAAGCTGCACTTGCTTAACAAGTATTTTGTTAAGGATAAATCCTGTGTGGTTATTCCCCCACCATTGGCCTAGCTGGTAGTGGCGCGTAACTCCAGCAGCATACGCAAGAGTCTCCTTCACAAAGCTCCTACTTGTGAGTATGCCGACTAACCGCCGTAAGCGGTTTAACCTAACGAGGAACCAATGAAACTATTAGACTTTTTAAAAGAGAAATTCCACATTAAGAATGACCGTCAACTAGCCATTATGCTAGGTTGCCAACAGCCTAAACTGAGCAAGATTCGCAATGGTCATTCATCTGTTACGCCTGACTTTATCCTGAAGGTACATGAGACTTTTGATATTCCGGTCAAAGAGATTAAGGCTATGCTATGAGCTATGAACAGACTGAGTTATTAGTCGTTAGGTGGGGTGAAGCCAGAGGCATTATCCAGAACTCAGACAGCAAGACGCAGCTTCTCAAAGCCTTCTCAGAGATGGGGGAACTAGCAGATGCAATTACCAAGCGAGACACTAACGCAATTATCGATGGACTTGGTGACGTTCTTGTGTGTCTTACTATGGTTGCAGCTATTGAGGATGTGGATTTGAAATCCTGTTTTGCATGGGCTTACGACCAGATCAAGGATAGGACTGGCTACCTGAATAAAGAAGGGGTATTCGTTAAAGATGCTTGAAGAACTCAAGAAGGTCTTAGAGATGGTCAATAACTGGTGGGCTAGATCGATGGTGGCTATCGTTCTCTGCGTTATTGGTTACCAAATAGGCTCTATCCAAACTGAAATACGGATAGCGTCAGATTGTAAATTTGCTAACTCGTTTAGAGTTGATATTCAGGCATTTACTTGTCAGAGGAAACTATGACTAAAGATGAGCTTAACGAACTGATAACTGAGGCAGACTTAGATGGGTTTTTTTCTCTTTGCCAAACATTTACAGAGATTGATGATTTTGTAAATTGCTTAGAAAAGTTTGCCAAACTTGTTGCCTCTGCTGAAAGAGAGGCTTGCATAAAAAATATAAGTAACATTCTTCATGGGCAAGAAGGATGTATAAGAGCCATTCATATTATTAGAGCAAGGGATTGATATGGGCAGACCTAGAAAGAATCCAGATGACCCTAAGTGGCAGGAACCTAAGCCAGCTAAGGATTATGACTGGCATTTATTCTTTGCAGCGGCTCTAGGAGGCTTAATCGCTAAGGGTGGTCTTTCCTATGACCAGTTGATAAAAACAGCCTCACAGATCGCTACAGAGGCTCAGGATTCACTTTCTTAGGGTTTCGTATTGGGTGTAGCACTGTTTGAGCGCGATTCTGAGTTCGTCTGCTTCTCTAGCGACCCGGATAAGAAACTCTCCATCCTCTCTAAAAAGCTCTTTTCCGGTACAGTGGCTTGATCCAGCACTGGAGGCATTGGGCATGGGATTTGTTTCGGTGGTGCGGGCTTGACGGTGCTGCAAGCTGTTAGTGAGAGCAGTAGCCCTAGCGTTAAGATTCTTGATTTCACGGTCTTTTTCCTGTCTCAGTCTGTCTGCGTTTGCCTGTAACTCCTGTTCCTTCTGCCTAGCCGCTTCTTGACCCTTAGCGTACTCCGCATATTGCTCTGCTTTCTCCTTATCCCACAATGCCTGTACCTTCTCCTTACCATGCTCTGACCCCTGAAAATATCCAGCACCTGCCGCGACGATAACGGCAACCAAGGAACCGAGTAGAAAGTAAGGATTCATTTAGGAGGCACTTTAGTCGCATCCAGTTTCTTATGGACTTTAACCTCTCGGCAAACCTGATTCTCTTTGCCCTTACGGTCTTTCTCCATATGGCAGACCTTTTTAGTCTCGGCTGCATGAATCTGGAACACTAGGAAAGCACTTAGCAAAACAGTAAGTGCCATGCGTGCGTAGAGTAGGATCATGTTATCTCCGGATGTGGTGGTTGTTCAGGAGCAGCTTTGCCGTTATACCCTGAAACTGCTGGTTGGCTAGAAATAATAGGCTCTATACGCTGCTGAGTAGGTGATTTTGGTGCTGGTGGAGTGTCTGAACGCTCTTTCTCAGTCGATAGATTCGGAGGAATAAACTGAGGCAAAGCATCCTTACCCTTGACAGCAAGGAGGGTCGCGAGGCTGCCGAGGATGTACTTCGACATATCGCTCAAGATGAGAAAAAATTGTTTATCAGCAGGAGCCATGCCATTCATAGGCTGCGTTACGAACACAACACTATAGAGTGACACTCCGACCATGATAATGACCGTACAGCAGAAAGTTACAGCGATACAGAACTTAATTACCGCATCGTGCTGTTCCTGCGTCAGGGCAAGAAACTGGCTGATTAACTTTAACGGGTTCATCCTTAATTTCCTCTGGCTTCATTAACTGGTCTGGACAGGTTCCGGTAACAGCGCAATATGGTCTTTTGCATTGTTTAGTTTCCCAATTCTCAGGGTCTTGGCAAGGATAACGGAACCTATCGCATCCAAACAGACTAAGCACCAAGCAAACGTAAAGCACGCGCATACTGAGCCTCTCTATCTTCCATTCCCTTGTAACCACCGTTAATCACCTTAGTCATGCCTCTCAAGTCTCCGGCATCAGCAAATCGATTGAGCTTATTAGTCTCCCAAAACCAGCAAGCAGACTGAGCAGCACCCTCAAACGTCTGTGTATATTCTGAGGCTTGTTCTGGAGTCATCTCTAAGGAAGCAGCAAACCAGAAATAGTTATCCTTGCCAGTTAGCTGGATCAATCCTCTACCCTTGTACCTAGCACCATCTCCAGAAGCCTCATCACCGTTACCCATGCGATTCGCATAGACGTAATTAGCTATCTTGTCCGGCTGTTTAGCATATGACTTAGCCTGTGAATCTGTCTGGAAATACTTTGGGAATACTTTAAGAAGTCCTGAAGCACTATAGTTCAGGTTCTCTGTAAGCCAGACGAATCCACCTGACTCATGGTGACATTGGGCTAGGAAAGCTGCTATTCGTTGTGGAGTGTTAATCTCGTATTCGTCTAGGAGTGACTTACCACCTAACTCTGTCTGTGAGCCAAACAGAGCCTCATACCAATGGTCTGCGTACTTAGAGTGAGGAATAAAGGCTTTAAAGGCTTTTCTATCGACCATACATCCGTTCCTCTAGGATTTCTCGTCTTAGTTGCTGCATCTTCTTAATTTCTATTATCGCTGCCTGATGTGCGTAGTAGAGATCGTAGTACATGAAACCTAATATTGGCATGATGATGAAGAACATTAACAAGACTGCCATCACCACCGTTATTAAAGCCCAAGGTACATCCTCTGACTCGCGCTTTTCGTTATTAGCCACATTAGACCCACTGCCCACAGCACCACGAACACGATCGCTCCAACGTAAATCAGGCGAGCCTTGAGCTGATTTATTGCTGCCCTTCGTTGCCATCGAGCCGCCTGTATCTTCCTAGTCTCTGCTGCTAGTGCATCAGCCTGTTCATTCTGTATATCTACCCAAGCCTTCTCAAAACGTGACCACACACCATTCAACTCTGAGAAGGAGTTATAAATCATCGCCTCCCTTACCTGCGCCAGCATCTCGTTGAGCTTAGACTCTAGCCGGATTCGCTCTAATGCTCTACGTCCTAACGATAAATCACCTCGATATACCTCTTTTGACTCAGCCTCACTCTGGACATATATCTTTGCTAATGCTTCGTACTGGTCTATGAAGTTACCAAGATTGTTCCAGATGTCATTCAGCACATCATCTGGTGCTGCTGCTGCTGCGGCAACTGACTGCACCTTTTTTACCTCTTCCTGATACTGCCTCGTCTGCTCCTTACTCGGGCTGACGATCTTGTGATACTGCTCTCGCAAATCTTTCAGTACATCACTAACGTCACCGCTAGTGTTTTTTATCTGTTTGTAAAGCTCTACACCCTTCTTTGCTAGATCAATCGCTGTAGTACAAGCCTTATAAGCCGCAGCAATTGTTACAGGATCGATCACATCTTATAGACCAAAAACCTTAGTCGCAAAAATAGTAAATGCAGAGCCTACCAAGCCAGAGGAAGCCATTAGCATATACATAGCACCTTTGCCTTTATTAACAACGGCATTAACCTTAGCCATTTCCTGACGCAGCATATGGATTTCATTAATTAAGGTACGAACATCAGCCTGTAACGCACCAAACTCTTTAGGATCAATATCAGACATTTCGAGCCTCTAACTGTTCAATTCTGGAACTTAGTTCTTTTACCGCATTGATAAGAGCAAAGGTTAGCTCTGATGTATCTACAATTTTATATCCATTCGCGTCAGTTTTTACGCAATTAGCAAACGCAGTACCTTCTAATTCCTGAGCAATAACCCCCACAAAAGCCTGTGATGGGCTATCAGACTTCATGAACTCAGCGGTATAACGATAGTTCTTAGGCGATACCTGCTTAATCTCTGCTAGACCCTTACCGTAAGCCGTAATATCCTGCTTGTAACGCGAGTCTGAGTACGAGTTAAACGATCCACCACCGACCTTCTGAACGTCTGAAATGCTGAATCCAGCCGATGACGAGCCAACAAAAAACTTCATTGTTGAACTGATATATACCTCCATTACGGAGCCAGTCCAGTAGATCGAGTTACCTGTTGACGTAAAGTTATAACCGTTAGGCGAGACAATACCCGTATCAAACGTCTTAGCACCAGCAAAGTTCTGGCTACCTGTTGTTACTACTCCAGAAACCGTAGCAGAAGCCGTAGGCAATGCAGACGATGACCAAGATGAACCGTTAGACGTTAGAACCTGACCGTTAGAACCCGGAGCAATAGAACTAATCGCACTTGTTCCATTGCCAACGAGAACAGCACCAGTAGATAGTGTTGCTACACCAGTACCACCATTAGCGACGTTTAACGTACCAGTAAGCCCTAGCGTTCCTGTTGATGTAATCGGAGAGCCAGTTACCGTAATACCTGACAGCGATGACGATAACGCAACGCTAGTAACCGTACCGCTTCCCGGTGTCACAGTACCCCATGAAACACTAACGCCATTAGTTGTTAGGTATTTACCTGAGTTACTTGTTTGGCTAGGCATTAGTGCATTGATAGCATTACTAGCCGTAGTTTGACCTGTACCACCTTGAGCAATAGGTAAGGCATTAGTTAGCGTGACGTTACCTGAAACACTCAGGTCACCACCTACAGTAAAGTTATCGCCAGACGTACCTGCTTGCTGGTCTTTCAACTGTGCCATCAACTCACGAATAGCATTGTTGATAGTCGATGGTGGACAACCTTCAGCAATGTTAATACCGTCAATATCGGTATTATTAGCTGCTGTGGCACTAAATTCGCTGATCTTTGTCTTTGGCATGATTCACCTTTATAGCAGTCCTGTTAATGTTCCAATAGCAGCAGCACCGGGAACAGCACCGACAGGACGCTTCTGAGTCCTAAGACGGAGTTCCTGCAAAATAGCTCGTTGTTCAATAGGATCAGACGCAAATAGCCGCTTCTGAAGTTCAGCAGAAGTCTCACCACTAATACCTTTAGTTCTAGCTGCACCTTGGCGTAATAGTTCCATTGCCGTACCAGCTAATCCACCAGTAGCGTAACTCTGAGCCAATCCAGCAGCCTTACCAGTAGCCTCGCTAGTAGCCAAACGCTCACCAGTCTGAGAGCCGCCAATAATGCCTTTAGCAGTCTTAGATTGACGTTCTAAAGCATCTACATATTGGACAAACTGGTTATATTGATCTTTGTCAGTAAAGGCATAACGCATCAAGGATTTCTGCTTGTCACTCTTAAAGATTTGACGAGCAAAGTCACCACCTTTGAAGTTCTCTAAACGACTGTTTACGTCAGCCATCATCCCAAGCCGAAAAGCCTCTTTCTCAGCGTCATTCATGCCTTTTAGCTTGTCTAACGCCTCTTTGTATTCAAGTTTCTGGTAATCCTGACCAGTCTCAAATGATTTTTTAAGTTTTTCGTTATCAGCAAATTCCTTGTTTGCTTTAGCGTAAATAGGGTTTTTTGCTTCTAATAAATCATTAAACTGTTTTCTTACAATAATTACATCACGACCAAAACCAGTAACTTTATTTGTAAGCGTATCTGTTTCTCTTTCTACAATACGATCAAGACCAATCTTGATTTGGTGCATTACATCAGTAGGCACTTTCCTATCGCTTAAAAAAATATCTAGGCTAGGCAAATCCTCACCGTAAACTGCTGCTCGTTTTTGAGCTTCACGATACGCCTCAGTAAATACTGGACGATCCATAAACTGCCGGAAATCTTTGGCATAGACATTTCTACTATAAGCCTCTGGATATTTGGCACTAGCAGCAGCCTTCTGATTTTGAGCCAAAAAATCAAGATACTCGTAACCGTTGACGTTCTTACCCAATCCAGCGCGAGTTACCAAGCCTTTAACAATATCGTTAGGTTGGTCAATCATTCTGGATTCTAGGAAACGTAGAGTCGCATCCTTCTTAGTTGAAGGAACGACATAAGCAGAGTACGCTAGGTCTTGTAGGCTCTTGCTTACATCAGCTAATACAGGACGAGGAACATTCAGACGCTCTAGCTCTGATAAAACATTCTGAGCCTCATCAATAGTCAGGTTGTCTTTCTTTAAGGCATCAGCAATAAGTTTTGAGGCTGCTGTAGGCTGATCTCCGATACCAGAAGCGATTAAGACATTCTTAATCATGCTTCCAGCACCACGCAACGCTAGAGGAACCGTAGCACCTAAAGTACCGCCAATAGCACCAGAAGTCGTAGCACCACCAGTAACGTCAGTTTCAGCAGTACCAGCACCAGATAGCGCACCTGTAGCTAATCCGGCAACACCACCTCTAACTGCCTGTTGTGGCAATGTCGTACCAGTTATAGCCTCTTGAACTGCTGGAGCAGCTTTACCTAGATACTTAAATGCAGCAAATGGAGCCGCTAAAGCACCAGTTAATTCAGCACCACCGCCTAAAATTGGATAATCCTGACGGAATTGCGTTTGCTGCTGGCGTAGTCTGTCACGCAATGCTTGATACTGTTCACCGCTAATCTGACCAGTTCTAAAAGCAGCCTCTAGTTCATCAGCAAAGCCAAACGTAGCACCTTGAGCAACCGACCTAACAGCTTCAGCAGAGCCGGTATAAGGAGTTTTCGGCATCATTACCGACGGTTGAGTAGGAAGCTCTGCTATCGCATCCTTTTCCCATTCGTTAGCCATTATCGTTTTCCTTTTACTCTACGGACACCGTTGGAATCGATATAAGTTGCGCCATCAGGAACAGCCTTGTAGTCAGCATCAGTAAATACATAAGGCTCAAACTTAGGAATCTCTAACTTAACTTCGGCCTCACCAACTTTAGCATTAGTTCTACGCCTGTTGATAGAATTTTGATAATCACTTGCTCGTCTTGCATTGATGTCGCGCAAACGAATAATTGCTTTAGCTGCATCTTCCTTAGATTCTGCACTTTGCAATTCTTTAGCGGCTCGAACTGCATCACCTTCTGTCTGAGTACCCTTATTTTGACGCAGAGACTCATTAACGTATTCAGTTTTCCAACGCTCAAAGTCATTACGAGCAACAACATCAGGCGCAGTAGAACCAACTACGTTAGCAGCAGCAATTCTTACTTTTTCCTTAACACCGAATGGAATAGTTCCACTAATAATGCTACTTACATAACGGTTTGCATCTTTAGAAAGATTGATAGCTGATTGACCTAAATCGAAATCTTCTTCTTCAGCTTTTTGTAATTGTGCAGGAAGTGGTTTAGCTTCAACTTTAGGAGCAAAATCAACAGGCTTACCAGTCTGAGCATCAACAACAGGCAATCCCGGACGAGTAGGCAAAAATACCAACCGACCTTGAGCATCTACAGTCGGCTTATTCTCATACATCGTCTTGCTTTCACCTGCTGGCTTACGGGCAAGAACCTTCCATGATTGTGTATTCGGGTCATATTGACGAGTCGTGCCATCAGCAAATTCTTTAATATCTGGAGCTTTTTGCTCTTTTGGAGCAGCAAATACAACATTACCTGTTGTAGGATCAACAAGATTTCCACCAACAACAACAGGTTTTGCAGCCTCAGATGGTGCTGTAAATATAACTCTGCCTGTTGATGGATCAACTAAATTACCACCGACTACAACAGGTTTTGTTTCAGCTTGACCCGTATAAATAGGCTGTCCAGTTTCAAGATCAACAACAACATTACCAACTACAGCGGTACTTTTTTTCTTAGCACCGGGAGCAGAAAAGAGAACCTGACCTTGTGGGCTAATAACAGTCTGGCCTTCACCAACCGTAATAGGCTTGGTTTTAGCCGCTTCACGCTCTGCAACTAGACGAAAAGCACCAGCAGGATTCGTATCAAACTCATCAGCAAGATCAGGATATTTCAGCTTCATCGCCTGAATCCCTGCCATTTGACGCTGCTGTAATCCAAATTGCTGTTGCTGCATTAAGTTTTGTATTCCTTGCTGATACGTCTGACCAGCACCAGTAAAACCTTGACCAGCCGCACTTAGTATATTTGCAATAGGAGAGCGACTGGTTCTCATAGCTTGAGCCAAGCCAGCACCAAAACCTAGCAATCCCGCTAGGTTAGACCGTTTCTGTAATGCCGCAGATTGTTCTGGCCCTAGCAGACCTTCATAGCCTACTGGCACACCGCCAAAGATATTAGGGATGTAATCTTCTATTGCCATAATGTCACCTAAATAAGACTAAGCTGCGGCACTCCGAATGACGATCTTTGTTGTTGCACTGGTATCTGTTTGCCAGCCATTAAACCCGATCTAGCTCTCATCTCAGCTAATCTCTGTGCATCTTCTTGAGCATTTTGCTGCATGATGTTTGATGCTAAATTCATCTGAAACGGATTTTCTTTAGAAAACTTAGCAGCAGCACTAATCTGATCCATAAACGTAGCCGGAGCAGTTATCGATGGAATAAGACCTGTTGATCCACCTGTAGCAGCAAAAGTCGGCATCGTAGGCGCAGCAAATACACCAGTAGCACCTGTAGCGGGTAATGTTGTAAGGCCACTAGCACCAGCAGGAACCGCACTAGCACCAGTCATCCCAGCAGTAGCAGCAGCACTACCAGCACCTAAAGCAGCACCACCTATGCCACCGCCAATCCCGCCCAATAACGCGCCAGTTAAAGGATTCCCGCCCCTAGCGGCAGATGAAACCCCACCTATTAGCGCACCTATTAACATAGGAATAGGTATCATTATTTA